TGATGAGCTTACGCAACATCCTACGCCGTTTGCGTGGAACTATATGCGATCCCGTTTACGATCTACAGATGCGAGCCTACCTTTATGTATGCGAGCTACTACAAACCCTGGTGGAACGGGTCACGGGTGGGTTAAAAAAATGTTTATTGATCCCTCTCCAGAAAATCAGGCATTTCCAGCTACAGATATCGAAACGGGCCAAGTCCTTACTTACCCGAAAGGACACGAAAAAGAAGGAACCCCGTTATTTGAACGGCGATTCATCCCAGCAAGATTAAAAGACAACCCATACTTATTAAAGGACGGGCAATATGAAGCAAACCTACTCTCTCTTCCCGAAAATCAAAGACGACAGCTTCTTGAAGGAGATTGGGCCGTCGCAGATGGAGCCGCCTTTACAGAATTTAGAATGCAAGACCATGTTTGCAAGCCTTTTGATATTCCTAACGATTGGATTAGGTTTAGGTCTTGCGACTTTGGCTATACTTCCTATTCGGCGGTCCATTGGTTTGCCATAGACCCAGCATACGAGACACTTTACGTTTACAGGGAGTTATATGTCTCCAAGCATACGGGAAGGGATTTAGCTAGAGCGGTGTTGGACGCAGAGCGAGGTGAAACCTTGTTGTACGGCGTTTTAGATAGTTCTTGCTGGCATAATAGAGGTCAGATTGGGCCATCCATTGCAGAAGAAATGATTTCCGAAGGGTGTAGGTGGAGGCCTTCAGATAGGTCCGCTGGAGCCAGAGTAGCTGGAAAGAATAGAATGCATGAGCGTTTAAAGGTAGATGAATACACAGAAAAAGCTGGGTTAATATTTTTTGATAATTGTAGGCAAATCATAGCCGACCTTCCTGTCATCCCTGTCGATCCTAGAGGTGGTGACGATATAGATGTTAAATACACTTCAGATCACACCTACGATTCAGTTAGGTATGGCGTAATGTCGAGGCCACGGGGTTCTTCTCCTTTTGATTTTGCAGAGAAACCAATGCCTACATGGAAACCTTCAGATTTAACTTTCGGGTATTAAAATATGGCAATAATGGACAAACCAGAAGACTTATCTATGGATGCGGAAGCAGAAGAAACCGCTAAAGTCACGGCTCTGGAAGAAGATGGAGATGTTGAACAGGAGAATATGGAGTATTCCCCTCTTTGTAGCTACATAAAGGACAAATATGAAGCGTCTAAAACAAACCGTATGTCAGATGAAAGTCGCTGGTTATCGGCTTACAGAAACTATCGGGGCTTATATAGTTCTGAAGTGCAGTTCACTGATAAGGAAAAGTCGCAAGCATTCGTTAAAATAACAAAAACAAAGGTTCTAGCGTCCTATGCTCAGATTGTAGACGTTTTAATGGCTGGAAGCCGTTTTCCTATAGGCATAGAACCTCGTAAATATCCAAATAATGTGGCCCCAGAGGTTAGCTATGATCCACAAAAGACAGATGTGGAAGCCTTGTCCGACACTCAAGCCATTAGAATGGGTGTTTATGCCGATAAATTAGAAAAAGTTAAAGAAAATGTGGAAGAGGGTACGGGAGATGGTCCTTCTGCCCTAATTTTTGAGCCAGCAAAAAAGGCGGCACAGAATTTAGAGAAGAAAATACACGATCAGCTTGGTGAAACAGAAGCCAGCAAGCATTTACGCACGGTTGCCTTTGAAATGTCGCTGTTTGGAACGGGAATCCTTAAAGGGCCGTTTGCTTTTGACAAAGAATACCCGAGGTGGAATGAAGAAGGTGACTATGATCCTCTGTTTGAGACAATACCAAAGGTAGAGGCTTGTTCAATTTGGGATTTTTACCCTGATCCAGCCGCCAGAAGTATAACAGAGTGTGATTATGTGGTTCAACGGCACAGAATGAACCGTTCTGAAGTTAGATCACTCAAGAATAGACCGTTTTTCAGGGAAGAAAGCATTGAACTTGCTATTGAAATGGGTGCTTCTTATGTTCCAGCCTACTGGGAAGATGTTTTAGAAGACTCCAACGTCAATACAGAGTTAGACCGCTTTGAAGTGCTTGAATTTTGGGGAATGATGGACTCCGAAACGGCGGAAGAGGCTGGTTTAGAGCTTCCAGAAGAGTCTGAAGATCAAATACAAGTAAACGCATGGATTTGTAATGGTCAGATACTAAGATTAGTTTTAAACCCATTTACACCAAAGAGAATACCCTATAATGCGGCCCCGTATGAGCTAAATCCCTATTCTTTTTTCGGAATTGGGGTTGCCGAAAACATGGAAGACACTCAACTTTTAATGAATGGATTTATGAGGTTAGCGGTAGATAATGCGGCCTTATCATCTAACTTATTAATAGAGATTGATGAGACTAATTTAGTACCTGGGCAGAACCTAGATGTATACCCTGGAAAAGTATTCAGGAGACAAGCTGGATCACCTGGGCAAGCAATCTTTGGCACTAAGTTTCCGAATGTTACGAATGAATGCTTGCAGATGTTTGATAAGGCTAGACAGCTATCTGACGAAGCTACGGGAATGCCCTCTTTTGCTCATGGAATGACGGGGGTTCAAGGAGTGGGCAGAACAGCGTCGGGTATGTCCATGCTTATGGGTGCGGCGGCTCAAAATATTAAGGCAGTTGTACGAAATATTGACGATTATCTTCTAAGCCCTCTTGGAAAGGCTTTATTTGCTTTTAATATGCAGTTTGCCTTTAACCCTGAATTTGTAGGTGATCTAGAAGTTATGGCACGGGGTACAGAGTCATTAATGAGGAATGAAGTTCGATCTCAAAGGTTGCTTCAATTTATGCAAATGAGTGCTAATCCTCAGACTGCACCTTTCGTAAAGTATGACTATATCTTGAGAGAACTTGCCGCTTCTATGGACCTTGATGAAGACAAGATTTTGAATGATCAGAGAGAGGCTATCATACAAGCTAAATTAATGGCAGACGTTCAGTCTATGATGCCTCAACAACAAGGACAACAAGGACCCCAAGGCGTTCCGCCAGAGCAAGCACCTAATCCTAATGTACAAGGTTTTACAGGAGAAGGTGGGGGGGATAATGGCGGAAATGTACAGCCAGCACAACCACCGCAACCACCACAGGAGCCACAACAACCATGAGATGTTACCAATGTAACAAGGAATTAATATGGGGAGGAGATCATAATGGAGAAGACTACGGAACTGAAGATTACGAGATAGTGTCAAATCTTTCTTGCCCCGACTGCGATAGTCTTGTCGTTGTGTACCATCAAAGTACCAAAGACAGTACAGAGAAAAGTCCTTTAATAGTACCTTTTGAGTAAGGCATCCCATGACAGAGTTTTTTAAGCAGATACTGCCTTTGGTGAATACGACAGAAATGTACACTCTGTTAAAGGAGTATGCAGAGCATAGAATTAAAATTCTTCAAGGTAATTTAGAGTCCCAGAAAGACCACCATAGAATTTTAGAAACTCAAGGTGCAATTGCTGAACTCAGGCGGTTTAGCACCCTTAGAGAAGAAGCGATTGAAAGTTTAAAGAATGCCGAAAAATGATGCCCGAAAGGGGATAAAAACAAAAGAAGGGTTAGAGATGGCAAAGAAGAGATTTCATTTAGACGAAGAAGACGCAGATATAAATAAAGATGGGGAAGTCAGTTCTTACGAGAGAGAACGGGGGGAAGCCGTACAAAAGGTTGCCATGGACAAAGAGTTGTACGGTGGTGGGCTAATGGATTCGATGGGTTGCGGTTGTGGTGATCCTGTGTGTGAGTGTGGAATGATGGGGATGGTTGTGGGGCATGACGAAGTTTCTGGCAATCCTATTCCTGTAGGCTCTACCGCTGAAAATGTTAGAGATGATATTCCAGCCGCACTTTCGACAGGTGAGTATGTATTACCAGCGGACGTAGTAAAATGGCATGGGCTAAAACACATACAAGGCATGATGGACGAAGCCAAGATGGGGCTTATGTCTATGCATATGGAAGGTCAAATCCATGACATTATTGAAGAAGAGGAACCCGATAGCAAAGAGTCTAAGGACTCTGGAAAATCTAAAGATGAAGATAGTTCCGCCAAAAAAGGGAAAAAAGACTCCGAAGAAGAGATTGAAACACCCGAAGGAAATGTTGTCGAAGTGGTTGAATCCGTAGTTGAAGAACTAAGACCGTCAGGTCATGCAATAGCGATAAAGCAGAAACCTAAAGTAAAGGTTTACAAGCCGTAATTTGTGCGTGAATTGGGCCACCGCAAACCCCTGACACACTGTCAGACAACTTTGTAGCCCCCAAGGAGTAAAGTATGGTTAAATATCACAGTCCTCACGAACCAGAGGATAATAAAACGTATTCTGAAGAAGTTGCTGAATTGCAGTCTAAGGATAGCCCCCCACAGGAAAAAGAACCTGTGAATGCTGAAGAAG